TCTGGGTCTATGAACGCATTTATTGACGATACAATTGGAGGATTTAATTCGTTTATAGCAAACCAACAAAAGGATAACGCAGACGGTGTAATGTCATTATTTTTGTTTAATGAAGACGTAACACCCATGTATAAAAACAAATCAGTCAAAGAGGTTGAAAAGTTGAATTCACAAACGTATTTTCCCGCGGGAACAACTGCACTATGTGATGCGATTGGAACAACTATTAAATACGCTTGCACACAAGACGGTGGTGAAAAGATTATTGTAATTCTTACGGATGGTGCTGATAATATGAGCAAGAATTACACAAGGAATCATGTCAATGATTTGATTTCTATCAAGAAGAAAGAAGGATGGCAATTTGTATTTTTGGCTGCTAACCAGGATGCGATTAATACAGCTACACAATACGGGATTGGGAATGGTGCAGCAATGACTTTTAATCAAGAACATACAGAAGATACATTCGAATGTCTTTCAGCGGCAATTGGTCGTCAAGTAACTGGTGAAAGTCAAGATGTCGAATTTACTGGTCTTGAAAGATTGAAAAGTTGTCCTCCACAACCACAACAGGTGTCTTCGGATGTTTTTACTAATGTAGTTCATGATTCAGTTGTTGGTCTCAGGCGTTGTTAAAAAAACATTTTATTAGTGAATAGTAATAAAATGCCCAAAGGAACTCGAGTTTATAGATGTGTCAAAAAATTAACCAGAGGTAAAAAATTTACTTATCCAGCAGCTATAGCTATTTGCCAAAAATCAACAAAACAAAGCTACAAAACGGGAAAACCTCTTTATGTAGTAATTTTTGATCAAAAGACACCGAGGTCCCGACTGCGTAAAATGGCTTAAAGATTTTTCCAGTATATAGTATATAGTAAAATGTTCCAGGCCATTAACTCTAAAGTCAACAAGGAGGTCGACACCGGTGCCTCCAACCATGCCGGTTGCGACAAGTTCCCGAAGTGCCCGGGCTCGTCCTACAACGCCTTCAAGGGCTCGTGCAACGCCCCGAACTAAGCACTGATTTGATATTTTTTTATATATATATGCCCGAGTGGGACTGATTTTTTGGTAGGATGCCCGAGTTGGTCTAAGGGGTTGGTCTTAAGCACCAATGTGCTCATGCACGCGCGGGTTCAAACCCCGCTTCTACTATTCAATAGTCCTCATAGCTCAGTTAGGATAGAGTAGCAGACTTCTAATCTGTTGGTCGCGGGTTCAAATCCCGCTGGGGATATTTGCTCCTATAACTCAGATGGTAGAGTGACAGGCTGTTAACCTGTAAGTCAGAGGTTCGAACCCTCTTGGGAGCGTTTTTTTTTTAATAATTATACACTAATTATTAAAAAAAAATTGACTTAAAGATTTGGATAAAAATTGATGTATTTATTTTAGGTGAATATTTTAGGGAGAAAAAAAAAATGAATAATCATCCACCGGTTATTGATTATAATCGTTTAAAAAGAATTTCACCAATAACGGATCCTTTAAATAAAACAGAGTTCAATAAAATTACTCAAGTGTGTATATTATTTATATTTATCGGCTTTTCGGTTCTTATAAAACGTTTCAAGGATAAAAAAGCCCAGAGGGACAAAAAATAATACGTACTACTATTAAATATGCTGTCTTCTAAATTTTTAAAAACATATCATCTTCGTTTATTAGATGTACTTTGTACAGGTCCAATTCAACTTTTGGTTTCTAAATATGTTGATAATGATTTATTAAAATTGTTTATGATTATAACTGGATTAGGTACAATTATTTATAATGGACATAATTATTTGTATATAAATAGAGACATCATAGATAAATCGATACCTTTAGTACACAATATAGAGGGAAAATATCAAATCCATCGTCTCTATAATATATTGATTATGTATCCTATTTTTAATTATATATACAATACGACAAAAATACCGCAACCTTTAAAAAAATTATTCAGAATCAATATGATTTTAGGATTTCTTTATAATTTATATTATTTAATTGTTCTGAACAATTAGTCGAGTAATGCTATTGTTTCTTAGGGAGTACACAGTTTTTACATACTTTTTTGAGTGGTTTTTTACCGTCTTTTTTCAGAGCCTTGTCAACAGTATTGACGCGGTGAGCAGGGACAACCACTTCACCTTTATGGAGTTTGTAAAGACCGGATTTTGGAATTTTGCCGCCTTTTTTGTATCGAGGTGGAGTTGATGGTGGGACTGGTGTTGTGTATACAGAAACAATATGAGACGATGGGACCCGCACGTGTTGATATTCGTGAATACTAGAGTTCCAATAAGATACTGGCACCTCACCTCTCTGGGGGGGTCCATTAATTCTAACATTTTGACCACCTATTAATTGTGCTCGTACTTCAGCCATTTTTAATTTTATAATTTAAGTTAATATTTTATTTTACAGTTTTTACATACTTTTTTGAGTGGTTTGCGTTTCGATTTTTTCAGGGCCTTGTCAACAGTTTTGACGCGGTGAGCAGGGACAACCACTTCACCTTTATGGAGTTTGTAAAGACCGGATTTTGGAATTTTACCACCTTTTTTTAAACTCCATGTTGGAGACGGAGGTGGAGATCCACCAAATGAAAATAGACCACCCCCCCCTCCTGGTGGGGGCATTAATTCAGCAAGATTTTGATAATTATTAGGATGTTGGTTTATTTTAAGGAAGGCTGATTCGTATCTTCCTTTTAGATTATTATATTTTTGTTGTTGGATGAGGGTTACTGGGACTCCACCAGGAGTCATCCATATATCACCAGATTTAAGACCCCTGCGTGCTGCACCACGTTCAAGTGTAACGTGAGGTATTCCACCATGCACTGATATATGATTCGCCGCAATCTGATCGCGGGGAATCCCTTGCATATTTGCACGAGTAGCATAATATCGAGACCCAGATGGTGTCGTTTTAACTAAGTATATTTTGTTATTCATTTTTTATAATTTATATATATATTTTTTTTTAGTTGCTGAAGGCAACGCCGCCCATACCAGCTTTAATTCTAAACACGTTGAAATTTACCGCATACAGGTAAAAATTGGTCGTTGGCACACTAGACGATGTCCCCATAATAATATGAGCATTGTCGAGACGACTGAAATTGCATGTGCCAGTTGGTTGGTGTTTATTCGCTTTCATGGCAAATGAATACATTTTGAGACCGCCTCCGCCAGTCGAAGCGACACTGGCTCCTTTAAGTAATTCGGATGCGAATTCTGAATGGTAATACCCTTGAACCTGTGTAAAAAATTTATCAGGTAAAGGCGTCCCAAAGAGTTCATTACCGTTTAAGTAAATTTGAACATCGTCAGTTATTAAAGTTGCCTCATCTGGTTTACCCCAAAGTAGGCATTTGACGGGATGGTTGAGTAAATTCAAATCAAAACGTGGTGAATCGGTATTACCATCTGAAGTGATTCTTTGAACTTGTTCGATGAGGATTTCGTGTTCCGTGTTTACAAACCAGTCACGCTCGTCGGTGTCCAACATTGTGTAAGTGGCGTAGTATTTGAAATCTGATGTGTTATCAGTACCCGCGTACTGAATTCTAATTTCGACTTCGTTGTATTGGAGCGCTAAGAGTGGCAAACCGTTATTGTCACAAAAGAAAAAGTGAAGTGGTAACCATTTTGCGGCTAAAATATTTGTCAAAATGTCGTCATCATTGTCAGCATTTTGTGTAGCCATAGCTTTAGCGCCCGAATCCACTAAGAATTTCTGCCAGAGCTGTACCATGTAAAATGCGTCCTGACGGTCTACCATTTGTCCACCAATCCACAGTTCGAAAACAGCTGGGTTTTCAGTATTAGCAAAATTTGCATTGACATCTCCTGTACCAACAGTAGCTGTATCACCTAAATCGATCCATACGTTATTTAAAAGGTCACCTTTATTTGGGATTTTAATAGTGTGGTCTGTTCCTGACCCCATTGGGTTTAAACGATTGGTTTTAAGTGCGAAGTTTGTATGACGTTTATAGTTCTGTCTAAAAAATGAGACTTCTGGTGAACCAGTTAAGTAAGCATCCTGAACACCTGTTGCGACAAGATCGATTAGGGCTCCCGACATTTAGTTTATTTATTATTATTAATAAAGAAATTATATATTAAAAATTACGCTCCTTATATTATTAAGAAAAAATATGGTCGTCTTCCAGGTTCTCTCGTGGGAAGCCAAAGATACTGAAGAAGGAGACGAGTATCAAATTAATATTTTCGGTCGTACTAAAGCCGGTGCGTCGGTTTGTGTAACGACTTCCTTTGCTCCATATTTTTTTGTAAAATTGTTTAGAAATGCCAAGCCACCTGATATTTTTAAAAATATAAAAAATGTTTTTTCTGGCATTGTTGGCTACGACTTGGTGAAATGCAAAGATGTTTGGGGATTTCAAAATAATGAATATTTTACGTTTATGAAACTGAATTTCACCACTATCGCGGCAATGAAGAAATGTGATTGGGCGCTCAAAAATCCGATGGTACTTTCCACTGGGGGCGGTGCAGTTCGTCCTAAAGTATTTGAGTCAAACGTAGAGCCTCTTCTGAGGTTCATGCATCGCACAGGGATTCAATCGACCGGTTGGATGGATACCGGTTCTGGGTGTTCTCGATCATACTTGAGTCACTGTGACATTGATTTATTCTGTAACAATTGGAAAAGTCTCAAGCCCGTTGTAGAAAGAGATGATATTGCTCCATTTGTCATAGCTTCATTTGACATTGAGTCATATAGTTCTACAGGTAAATTTCCTGAACCAACAGTTGAGGGAGATGCTTGTTTTCAGATTGCTTTTACTCTGAAAAGATACGGAGAAAGTGAAATTTTTGACAAGACCTGTCTGTGTTACAAGAAAACAGATACTGAACTGGAAGGTTGTGACATCATCAACTACGAAACTGAAAAAGATCTCCTGATGGGTTTTAGTGAATACATCCGTAAACACGATATTGATGCTCTTACCGGGTGGAATATATTTGGTTTTGATTTGAATTATATTTATAAGCGAGCAATTTTGAACAATTGTCCAATTGAATTTTATGAATTAGGTAAACTCAAAAAAAAGGTTTCTAATTTGGTCGAAAAGAAGTTATCGTCGAGTGCTCTTGGTGACAATCTGTTCAAACTCTTGCCTATGCCTGGTCGATTTATTTTTGATTTGTNTCATGAGATAAAACGGCAGCATAATTTGGATTCTTATAGTTTGAATTCAGTTTCACAGACTTTTCTTGGTGATCAAAAGATTGACATGTCTCCCAAAGAAATGTTTGCTCGATTCCGAGAAGAAGATCCAGTCAAACTGCGGGAAGTGGCTGAGTACTGTATTAAGGATACGATTTTGCCTCATGCTTTGATGGACAAGTTGTGTAATTTTTTGAATCTGGTTGAGATGGCAAAAGCAACTTGGGTTCCTATTAATTATCTTTCTGAACGAGGACAACAAATCAAGGTTTTTAGTCAAGTAGCCANAGAAGCGCGNGAGTTGGGGTACATGATTCCCACAATTCGTTGGGGAAGTGTTTCTGAAGCTTATGAAGGTGCGACAGTTTTNGAGGCGCAGACTGGCGCTTATTATGCACCAATCACTGGTCTTGATTTTGCAAGTCTGTATCCGTCAATTATGATGGCCCACAATCTNTGTTATTCCACTTTGGTAATGGATCCTCGGTATGATAACTTGCCTGGGGTGACTTATGAAAGTTTTACAATCGGTGACCGTACTCATAAATTTGCCCAAGAGGTTCCGAGTTTGTTGCCAGGAATTTTAGATCGTCTCAAACAATACCGCAAAAAAGCCAAGAAAGATATGGCCACTTCGACCGGAATGATGAAGAACGTATACAACGGAAAACAATTGGCCTACAAAGTATCTATGAATTCTATTTATGGATTTACTGGTGCTTCCAAAGGAATGCTTCCGTGTGTTGCCATTGCTGCTACCGTCACGTGCAAAGGCAGAAGTATGATTGAAGAAACTAAAAACTATGTGGAAAAGAATTACCCTGGTTCGGTTGTTCGCTACGGAGACACGGATTCAGTTATGGTNGAATTCAACGTTGAAGGATTGACTGGNCATGATGCAATCGTTAAAAGTTGGGAGATGGGTGAGAAAGCTGCGGCAGAGTGTACAAAATTGTTCAAACAGCCAAATGATTTAGAACTTGAAAAGGTGTATTATCCTTATTTTTTGTACTCTAAAAAGCGCTATGCAGCGAAGATGTGGGTTCAGAATAAAAAAGGTGAGATAGTGTTTGACAGTATCGATATCAAAGGTCTTCAGGTTGTTCGTCGCGACAATACACCCTATGTAAGAGAATGTTGCAAAGAAGTTTTGGACATTATTCTGGAAAGTAATAACCCGGGAAGCGCAAAAGAATGTGCCAGGCGTCGCGCGGTTGAGTTATTAGATGGTCAGGTTCCGATGGAGAAGTTGATATTATCTCAGAAGTTGGCGGATTCGTATAAAAGCAAAAATTTAGCCCATGTGAATGTGCGAGATAAGATCAAACGNCGAGAACCNGGGTCGGANCCACAGTCNGGTGATCGTGTTCCGTATGTATTGATAATGGCTGATAGTGAAAAGCAATATGAAAAAGCTGAAGATCCAACCTGGGTAAAAAAGAAGAACTTGAGACTCGACTATCAATATTATTTTTCAAATAAATTTGTTACGCCGGTGTGTGATTTGCTTGAGCCACTTGTTGAAAATCCAAAAGAAGCAATTTTTGGAGATCTTCTCCGAAAACAAACGAAACGAATAAAAGGAGCAGCCACTTCAAAANATATCGTGGAAATGTTTGCAAAATACGAAATTAAACATAAAATTGNTAATTAATATAAGTAAAAACTTATGAATAATGGGTTTTGTTGAAGAAGTAACTAAATTATACAACGAGGAAATTAATTCTCAAGTAAATGATAAACTTACAAAATTTGCTGAACACGTTTCTAAGTCGTATGATGTAAATCATCGACAGCTTTTACGTGATTTAAATAATATTGACGGTTTGGAGATTTCGACACAAACTTCACCGGGTGTTCCTGGACAGTGTTTGGGTATCAAGTTGGATGGAAAAAGATGTTCAAGAAAAGGAAAGAATCAAGGTTATTGTACTTTGCATATTAATCAACGGCCAGTTATTAAGAAAACTCCATCTGCTCACAAGATGGAGATTGAATTACAAGAACTACTTCCAAAGCATAATCATAGTTTTCCGCCGCTTTTCAGTGCTGATTGTCCGGCTTGTATAAGAGAGTCAAGAAACAAGAAAAATTCTAAAAAAATAGACTTATAGACTTATTTATATATTAAAATAACCACATGAGTAGATCAGAAATTTTATTACAATCAATCAAAGAGTTTTATTCAACTGAAGAAAATTCTGAACATCTCAGAGATATTTTAGAAAAAAGAAATGGAATCTCTCTCAGAAATTTAGAATGGTTCATCACAAATTATTCAAAAGGAAACAATCTCACCTATACAACAGACANNGGCAAAATGTTTACAGTTCACTGTGCCTATAAATCAAGTTTGGATGGTTACAGTAAAAAACTGTTCGATCCATTTTGTAGGACTGAAAAATTTGGATACAAGATTCCAAATTCAGAGTCAGAAGTTAACACGACTGTTGCACAACTAAATTTTATTCGTTGGTGTATAAAAAACAATATTATCGAATATATCTTAAATAATAAAAAAAAATTATTTTCTTCAAAGAAGTCTTAATTTTCCATTTTCAATTTCAATCTGCCGGTACCCTTGTGCATAGACATGCATAACATAGTCATCATTTGTACCTCCATTTAAATTACTAATGAATTTTGGTTTAATTCTATTTTTTCCTATTTTCGTAAGACCAAAATTTAAAGATCCAGTTGGTGCTGGATCCTTAGGTTTTAATGAAAATGAATACATGTATATGTTCTGCAAACCACACGTCATGCCTGACTGGAAAGGTATCATTGTTTTGTAAAATATGTCGGTGTGTACATTATTTCTTTTATTATTATCCATTTTACCAAGAAGTGGAACACCATTTAGAATTATAATTGCATCCGACATAACTGGATTACCAGTTTGGGTGTTTATATCCGTAGAGTCAGATGAACTGTAATTGTATCTGTTGAGAAATGCTGTTGAATTACCATCTTGTTCAAATTTTTCTTTTCTAAAAAAATAAAAAAATGCTTTAATTGAAACTTCGGCGGTTAAACTCATATCCGCCTCTTGTGATGAAGTGGGAATAGCTAAAGTTGGATTCTGAATAATAGTTTCTATCATCATAGAGTGTTTTTTACTTTGTAAGTAAACTCTTTCTTCAGCAGAAACTGAAATTTCTTCGGTTACGATAGTGAAATGAGGTAAACTAAGTACATCATTTGTTCCCGTAAAAAAAGTCTGTTTTTTAAATGTGATTCTCAATTGAATATTTTGATGGTAAATTGAACATATTGGAAAATATGGTTCGTAAAAATTATCCAAAAATAAAGAATTATCTGAATCACTCAAAACATGTTTTCTTCCAAAAAATAATTTAAGTGGAATGTATAATTCAATTGGACCCGCGCCTACAATCGAATCTGGAAGTTCTCCTTTATTTTGACCACCGTTGATTAGAGCTTTATTGGTTGTTTGGTCTTCACTTGTAAAAAAAAGTTCATCGTGAATAATGCCCCAATCATTTTC